CTGCTGTGGCGGCTCCAGGCAAGTGTCGTGCCACGTGAGGGATACCTCCAATTAAGGACTCTTTGAGCCTCACGCTCACACCCCGTTGCAGGGCTGACACCAGACGTATCATTCAAAGTCAAGCAAACTAGTAACATCCGACATGCTCAAGCACTACGAGCTATCGGTACTAGCGCCATACTCATGGGTCATCCGCCGACTTCAGCAATAGGAAGCCTCAAAGCATCCCGTCGAAGACGTCCGCTCGTTCATAGTCAGTAGGGGGTTCGAAGGTCATAAGACCTCTTTCCCGCTCCCACTCAACCAATTCCTTTGCAGTACAGCCTTCAACCAACTCTTCAACACGTCCCTGGTCTTCGGGCCACCAACAAGTGGCGGCACGTCGACGATACTCCCAACCCAACGCTGGCGTGGGGTCTACACGACGAAGAGTAGCAAAAGCTTTCAGAAACCGAAGTCTCTTATTAGGCTTCTTCCACTCCTTCCAGCGTCTTTCCCATCCCGTCCCTAGAACATTAATCCAATAATCTTTAACGAGTTGACCTCGTGTTGGAGAAACGGTCCAAGTCAGGGATATCAACTCCTGCCAAAAAGTCTTCTGCAAGGCGTCTACACGCGCTTGCGGAGTCTCAGGCCCCTTAGGTAGAGGAGGTGCAAAAGGCAACTCATACCAAACAGGAGAATAAAACTCGACTTTACCGGTGACCCGGCAGGACTTGACGTCCACTCTTTTCCATCCCCCGGGGACAGACCCCCACTTCAACTTGCTGGGACTCTCCGGCAACACGTCAGCCGACGCATGCACAGAGTCAAAGTACCAACACTCTCTTTTCCAGAGTCCCGACTCTTTCAAAGAGGATATCGAAGCGGGGATACCAAGCCCCCTCCTGACAGACCGTCCGGAAAGCGAAATAAAACCGCGGAAATGCTTAAGAAAAAGCACTTCGGCACGGAGTTTCGCCTCCAACCTGAAACCTCGAGTAAAGGACCTATACGAGCCAGCAAGAGCTCCAAAATCCTCAAAGGCCTTGCCAAAGCAAGCTACTCGAGTCACAGGGATGAGTCTAGGCATCTTATTCGTCCTCGCCCAGAAGAAAGAACTGTTGAGAGAGAAATACTTCTCACTCACCAGGGTCTTACCGCGGCTCAGAACAAGTCCTACCGAAGACACAAATTCGGACCAGATTTCATACCGTGCCCGATCCGATCGGAATACAATGTCGTCCCCGTTGATTTTGACGGGAATCGTTCTTGGGAAGACCCAACGAAAGGCGACATAGTTTTGGAGGCAAAGCAATGGGAAACACAAAAGGTTCCCCATCAATTGCCCCTCCGACTGGAT